AATGGATTATGCAGCTCAAACAGAAGGTTATAAAGTATTTGAAGCACTAGATCCAAAAACAGGTAAAAGATTTGTTCCAATTACAAGCCCTGAAAAAACAATTGATCCACTAGGAGTAGCTGGTGAAACACCTTTAAAAAATTTAACGCAAGAACAAAAATCTCAAATTGAACTAAATAGAAAAGCAGTCATGGAAGCACAGGCTAAAATACCTGCTTCTGAAAAAAGAAGACTTGTACAAATGATTGGATCTATTGGATGTCCAACATATGCTTCTGGTGGTAGAGTTAATTTTTCTGATGGTTCTGATTGTTTTAATAAAGGTTTAAAAGCATTAGAAGAAGGCAACTTAACAAAACCACAGTTAAATGTAGCAGGAAGAGCTATTGCAGAATCAGGAGATGAAGGAATGCTTCTTAAAAATATTTTAAGTAAGGCTGGAACAGGATTTAAATTTACAGGAAGAGGAGTAGGAGAATTATTGTCTATTGGAACTGGACCAATCGGTTTAGTTGGAGGAGCTGCATTAGAAACAGCATTTGCTGCACCATATCTTTTAGAAGGTGATTATAAACAAGCTTTAAGACAATCTATATTTGGACAAATTCCTTCATGGTTAGGAGCTGATGTTGGATCTAGAGATGAAGACATTGTTAAATTAGCAAAAGACGCCGGAGTAGATCAAGATTCAGTTAGAAAATTTGTAGATCTTAAAAAAAATTATATTGAAAATGAAGAATATGGTCAAAAACTTAATATGTTAGATACAATGTATAAACGAGATCCAAAAAACCTTGATTACGCAGAACAGATAAGAAGAGTAGAAAATAAAATTAAACCATCAGCAGATTATTTAGAAAAAACTGTATATTCTCCAAAAGATTTAGATAAATTTCAAAAAGATTATTTAAAAGCAGCGGAATATTTTGTAAATAAAAACGCTGCAAGAGCACCATTTACAAGATCAGAAGAACAAATAAAATCTTCTACAAAAGATATTTTTGAAGAGTCTTTATCTGCAATTAGACCAGAAGGAGATGTTCAAACTATATTAGAAAGAGAAAATCTTCTTCCACAAGAAACACGACCACAAGAAGATTTACCAGATTATTATAAAGTATCCGCTGCAGATGGAGGAAGAATTAAACTAGCTGACGGTAGCGGGCCTAAAATTCCAAGAAGAGGATTTTTAGGATTATTGGGAGCTGGAATTCTTGCAGCGCCAGAAATAATAAAAGGATTAAAAAGTGGAAAAAAAACAGCTCAAGTTGCAAAACTTTTACCTAAAGTAGATGGAATGCCAGAATGGTTCCCGTCACTAGTAGCAAGAATAGAAAAAGAAGGAATTGATATATCTCCTAAGGCAACAAGAGTTGAAGATATAAGAAAAGTTAAAAAAATAGAAATTGCTATTCCAGGTAAAAAAGAATCGGAGATAATTACAATGACTAAATATCCAAATGGTGCAATTCATATTGAAGCAGATGTTTATGGCGGTTCATTTGATAGTCCATTTGATTTACATTATAAACCTCCAAAAACAGATATTGATCTAGAAACTGGTAAAGCAATAAATGAACCCGGAGAATTTATTGTAATGGAAACTAGACCACGTCCTGCATATGAACCTGGAGATTTTGAATTAGAATATGAAAGTATGTCTGTTAAAGATGCAATAAGTGATATTGAAAGAATTGAAAAAATTGCAACAGGTAAAAAAATAGATCCAAAAAGAATTGAACAAAGAACTGCAGCAAGGAAATTCGTAGAAGAAAATCCTTATGATGATATTGTAAATAGATACGGAGATTCAGAGATTGAATATGATCGAATGAAAGATGCGGGGTTATTAGATGAAATTGAATAAAAGACTAACATTAACAGTACCTCCTAAAAGAGGTCCAAACCCACAGGGCTTGAATATTGGTTATAATACTGTTACAACAATAAAATCGGAGAAAACAATAAATGGCAGAAATAGACAAACCAATTCCAACAATAAGTAGACCTTTAACTACAGAACAAGAAACAGAACTTGTTTTGAGTGAAACTGAGGTAATGCCAACTTCACCTACAGAGGTAACTGAAAATGATGATGGTAGTGTTGATATAAATTTTGATCCGACAAAAGATTTAAGTGCAGGTACAGAGTTTAATGCAAATATTGCAGAAGTTATTGATGAACAAGAACTTGGAGTATTAGGATCAGAGCTATCACAAAATTATGAAGATTACAAAAGTTCAAGACAAGATTGGGAACAAGCATATGTTCAAGGTTTAGATTTATTAGGATTTAAATACGAGCAACGTACAGAACCATTTCAAGGTGCATCAGGTGCAACTCATCCAGTACTTGCAGAAGCTGTTACACAATTTCAAGCACAAGCTTATAAAGAATTACTTCCAGCTGAAGGGCCGGTTAGAACTCAAGTTGTTGGATTAGATACACCAGAAATTCAAGATCAAGCAGATAGAGTTGCAGAATTTATGAATTATCAAATTATGGATGTCATGCAAGAGTATGAACCTGAGTTTGATCAGATGTTATTTTATTTACCTTTATCAGGATCTACATTTAAAAAAGTTTACTATGATGAAACATTAGGAAGAGCAGTATCACAATTTGTTCAAGCACAAGATTTAGTAGTACCTTATTCAGCAACATCATTAGATGATGCAGAAGCAATTATTCACGTAATTAAAATTTCTGCAAATGATTTACGTAAACAACAAGTTGCAGGATTTTATAGAGACATAGATTTACTACCATCAGATGAAGCTACAAATGCAGATAGTATTAAAGATAAAGAAAAAAGTCTTGAAGGAGTTAATAAAGTAAACCCTGAAGAGATTTTTACATTATTAGAGTGTCATGTTAATTTAGATTTAGAAGGTTTTGAAGACAAGGATGCTTCTGGTGAGCCCACAGGAATCAAACTTCCTTACATTGTAACTATTGAAGAAGGATCAACAGAAGTTTTATCTATTAGACGTAATTATTCTGAAGCAGATCCTAAAAAACAAAAAGTACAATATTTTGTACACTATAAATTTTTACCCGGATTAGGTTTTTATGGATTTGGTTTAATTCAAATGATCGGTGGATTATCACGTACTGCAACACAAGCATTAAGACAGTTATTAGACGCAGGAACCTTATCTAATTTACCAGCAGGATTTAAACAAAGAGGAATTAGAATTAGAGACGATGCTCAATCTATTCAACCAGGTGAATGGAGAGACGTAGATGCTCCAGGGGGAAACCTTAAAGATGCATTTATGACTTTACCATACAAAGAACCTTCGCAAACTTTATTAGCTCTTATGGGGGTCGTGGTTCAAGCAGGTCAGCGCTTTGCTTCGATAGCGGACATGCAAGTAGGGGATGGGAATCAGCAAGCAGCAGTGGGGACGACCGTGGCTTTGCTGGAAAGAGGCTCGCGCGTGATGTCTGCAATTCATAAAAGAATATACGCATCAATGAAACAAGAATTTAAATTACTAGCAAAAGTATTCTCTACATATTTACCACCTGAATATCCATATGATGTTGTTGGTGGACAAAGAAATATTAAACAATCAGACTTTGATGATAAAGTAGATATTATTCCAGTTGCTGATCCAAATATATTTTCACAAACACAAAGAATATCTATTGCACAAACAGAATTACAACTTGCAATGTCTAATCCTCAAATACATAACATGTATGAAGTCTACAGAAACATGTATTCAGCATTAGGAGTTAAAGACATAGAAAAGATTTTAAATAAACCAGATCAACCCACACCAAAGGACCCTGCACTAGAACATATAGATGCTCTTGCAGGGAAACCGTTCCAAGCATTTCCGGGACAAGATCATAGATCACATATAACATCTCATTTAAGTTTTATGTCTACTAACATTGCAAAAAATGCACCTGTTGTTATGGCTGCATTAGATAAAAATATTTTTGAACACATATCTTTGATGGGTCAAGAACAAGTTGAAATGGAATTTAGAGATGAAATTGCTCAAGTAGCTCAGATGATTCAAAATCCTCAAATGCAACAGAACCCACAAGCACAAGCTCAATTACAAAATATGCAACAACAAATTGAAGCTAGAAAAGCTAAGATTATTTCTGAAGCAATGGAAGAATTTATGGCTGAAGAAAATAGAATTATGTCAATTATTGATAATGATCCTATTGCAATGTTAAGATCAAGAGAGTTAGATCTAAGAGCACAAGAAAATGATGCTAAAAAACAAGATAATCAGGAAAGAATAAATCTTGACAAGATGAAAACTATGATGAATCAATCAACAGATACTCAAAAACTGCAACAAAATGAACAATTAGCTAAATTAAGAGCTAATACATCATTAGAAAAGACTATTTTGGCAGCTCAACTAAAAAAAGATAGTGAAAGATACAAAAAATAAGGTATATTAATCATATGAAAAACAAAAATAAAAAAATTGGTCAATCTAAAGAAGTAGATCACTCTAAATTTACAAATAAAGAAGGATATTTAGTTGGTGGAATTGATGTTGAAATGTCAAACCCTCAAGAAACTCAAGTTGATGTAGTTCAAGGCCAAGGAAACATACTTCCAGAGAAAAAAAGATCAGCTAAGTGGTATTAAACCATGTTGCCAATGCTAAGTGCTATTGCTCCATTAGCTAAAATCTTATTTAGTACAATTGAAAAAGCAGTTCCTGATAAAGATCTTCAAGAGAAATTAAAATCTCAACTTAATCAACAATTACTACAATCCAGTACAGAAGAATTAAAAGCAGCAGCATCTATAGTAGAAGCTGAAGCCAAAGCAGGCTGGTTTACAGCAAGTTGGAGACCTCTTTTAATGTATGTGTTAATTTTCATATTGGTCTGGAATT